ACAATGAAGTTCGCAACATGCTGTCCTCGTTTGCTGGGCGTGAAGCAGTCCACCAACGTGCATATGCTCTGCTGAATGACACTCTGGGTCTGCCTGATGAAGAGTATCATGCCTTCCTAGAGTACAAGGAGATGGCAGACAAGATTGACTTCATGAAGCAGGGTGACATCAACACTCACACTGGTCTTGCTCTCGCTCTTGCTCAGTCTGTATTCAATGAGGGTCTGGCAGTCTTTGCTTCGTTCGTCATGCTGTTGAACTTCCAGCGTCATGGTAAGATGAAAGGTATGGGTACCATCGTCGAGTGGTCCATCCGCGACGAGACTCTGCATGTCCAGGGTAATGCTAAGTTGTTCCGTACCTTCTGTGAAGAGCATCCTCGCATCGTCAACGACGAACTCAAGTCCAAGATCTATGAGATGGCAAGCAATGCTGTCAAACTAGAGGACAAATTTATCAATCTGGCATTCAAGGGTAATGAAGTCCAGGGTCTAACCAAGGAAGAGGTTCGCGCATATATAAGACATATCGCAGACCGTCGACTCCTCCAGTTGGGTCTGAAGACTAAATTCAAGCAGAAGGACAATCCTCTGCCTTGGTTGGATTGGGTGTTAAATGGTGCTTCTCATGATAACTTCTTTGAGAAGCGTGTTACTGAATACTCCGTCGTTGGCATGGAAGGCGACTGGGGATGGGATGAGGACGCAGCATAAATGGAAGAATACCAATACGAAGTAAGATGCATTCTTTGTAATACAGATACAACGATTTACCTTGAAGATGAAGACGAAGTACCTGCATATTGTCCAATGTGCGGTAATGAAGCAATTGAAGTAGAGTCAATCGACTTTGATTAATACTTGTCGCTCGTAATTGTCTATATAATGAAAATAACAATTACGAGCGACATATGTGGTATTACAATAATCAACCATTTGAACCAGATGAAGATTTGTTAAAAGAGTATCAAGGGTTTGTATATCTTATAACAGAACTTGATACAAATATGAAGTACATTGGAAAGAAGTTCTTTTGGTCAAGTCGTAAATTACCTCCGTTAAAAGGTAAAACAAGAAAGAGAGTTAAACTCGTAGAATCTGATTGGAAATCTTATTATGGTTCTAACGAAGAATTAAAGTTATTAGTAGAGAACAAATCTGCTGATAATTATAAGAGAGAAATTCTTATATTATGTAAGACCAAAGGTGATTGTTCTTATTATGAAGCAAAGTTACAATTTGAGAACGATGTGTTATTAAAAGAAGATTATTATAATCAATTCATTGGATGCAAGATCCATAGCAAGCACCTATCATCCCCCGCTTGATGATAGGAAAAAACAATGAAAAAAGATTTCCTGTAAAATCAACAACTTAGGGGTGGGCGAACGTAAGATGTTGATTTTATGGGTAATTTAGTTGTTGCTTTCCCTCTCCGGATGCGAGATAATACTCCCATAGGTTGAGATGAGGATACGACATGAAAGCAAACGCCTACTTCCAGAAGCGCGACGGGTCCGTGACTCGCGTCGCTGAGATCAACGTCCCCGCAGGCATGGAGACGGATCGCGCTCTTGAGCACGTCTACTGCCTGCTCCAGAACATCCGTGGGTCCTGGTCCTTCGGTCCTAACTTCGAAGGGTGCCTGGACGAGCGTGAGGGTCTGCAGAACCTCGACTACTCCCCGAATGTCAAGTTCGTCGGCAAGCACCCTGTCGAGAAAGTCTCTGGGAGCGAAGATGGTGTCGAGATCTACAAGATCCTCGGCGAGCGTTCCATGATGATTGGTGACCTGATCACCTTCGATGGCAAGACCTACGAGGTTGCTCCGTTCGGGTTTGAAGAGTACAAGGAGGCAGTATAATGCAGAACGCTATCATGATCACCGCTGGTACGATTATCGGCATCATGTTTACTTGGTCTGTCTTTGTCATTTGGGCGCTTTAATATGGATCCGATTTACTTGCACGTCCTCAACGCATTTTCTTTTCTCTTTCTGATCGGCATTGGGTTCTATGTTGCACCTGCTGTTAACCGTTTCCTAGGTTTAGAGGATGATGAATAATGGAAAGAATTGACATGAAGAAGCGAGTCAGAATGGGTCGCCATAATCCCTACACGCGCCATGAGACGTTTGTGGGTAAGTTGCGTTCTATGCTTGTCTTTGCTGATGGAAACTTTGAAGATAATGATACCACTGTCCTGTTTTATGTTTACCACGGTGTTCCCGACTCTCGTGGTCGTCACGAACAAATTGCCGATCTTTGTCTCACTAATGACATCTGTGAGAATGCCTATCATGTTGATCTGATGCGCGTCAACTCTCGATTCCAAGGGTTTGAGATTGCTCCCAAACTCTACTACTACATCATGAAGAAGTTTAATATCGTCATCCAGGCAGGGTCAGTGCAGTCTGCTGGTGGTCGTAAGATCTGGTCTAAACTCTGTGGGATGAAGAACGTGGTTCTGTTTGGGACTGCGGGAAAGAAGTTTCTCCAGATGGATATCGATGACGAGACCGGAGAACTTTGCGCTGATGGTGCTATCGTCTACAGCGACGCAGGTACTCGATTCAAGACCTTTGCTTACTATCAAGGATAAGACTATGAAATTCAATCTAGATCCTTTCATTAACACCTGTGGCACCCACCTTGTTGGGAGACTCCATTGCTCCTTCCAGGAGATCATTGAGAAGTTTGGTATGCCCAACTGTGGTCCGAGTGGTGACTACAAGACTCAGGTTGAGTGGCACATCGAGTTTGAAGACGGTGTGATTGCCACCATCTATGATTACAAAGAGGGTGAGATTCCTCCTGAGCAGATTGGTCGGTGGTCTGTTGGTGGTCGTTCTGAGACTGCCTATGCTCATGTCCTGGGTGTTATGGACAATGGGTGATGTAATTAAGTTCCCTGGACGAAACGATCCAGAGGATGAAGTTCTTGACGAAGCGAGTCCAACGACGGACCTGCTTCGTCACTGCATTTTGATTGCGTATCTCCAAGACGAGATTAATACAGAGATCCTAGAGCATCTCGTTGGAGTGTTAGACGCTGTTGACAAATTATTAGAGGAAACTACAGATGACTAAGTATCGAGTCCGGAATAAGTATAAGAAGAGCGTTGATGAAATCCAGACGTTTGTATGTGATGACTTCCCTGGTGTTTCGATTGATGTGACAACAAATTATCGCTGGGGAACTTGGATTGTCGAGGATCCAGTCCTAGATACGTATGAAGAGACCATTAATGCAGAGACTGAAGATCATGGTCCCTTCTCTGTATTCGATCTTGAATGTATGTTTGAACGCGACCTAGAGTTTGAAGAACTCGAAGATGCTTGCTCTGAAGATTATGAGGTTGATTTTAGTGATGTTGAACACCAAGGTTTCTTTGAAGACTTTGAAGAGTCTGTTGAAGAGGAAGGAATCTGGGAAACGCTTGACAAGTTCTCCTTCTATGAGTTAGACTATGAGTACATTATTCACTCCCCTGTTATCCTGGAGAAGATCGATGAGTAAGGTTGGAAGTTTGACCCAAGAGGTTCAAGAGATCGTTGAAGAGAATCCCTTTCGTCTCTCTACTGAGATTCTGGATGAGGTTGCTCTTCGTTTTTCTAATCGTCCGGAGATGAGGAACTTCGCAGTCGAGATTGCCAAGTTCGAGATCCGGAAAATTCAAGAGGATTTAATGACTTTCCGAATCTAGGAGTCATGGAATTCCTATATAAAGAAAGGTGATTTGAAATGGCATATACTATTACCAAAGAAGTATTCGAAATTTTCCGAGAATTTGAGCAGCAGACCACACGTCCTAAGCGGAAGGAAGTTCTGTTGAAGTATAAAGATAACCCTGCATTCACTGACATCCTTCGCGGCACCTTCGACGAGTCGCTAGTCTTCATTCTCCCTGAAGGCAAACCCCCATACACTCCGAATCGTCCTGAGAGCACTCCTTCCACTCTTCTCCGAGAGCACCGTAAGTTCGGATACTTTGTTAAGAATGGTCCAGGACAGAAGATGCAAGCATTCAAACGAGAGAAGATCTTCATTGAAATGCTTGAATCAATCCACCCTGATGATGCTTTGATCGTCTTGTCTATGATCGCAAAACGATCTCCTGTGAAAAATCTAACCAAAAAACTTGTACAGGAGGCATTTCCTAACCTTATAAAACGATAACCCTCTCCATAACAATAACAAAAGGAGTGATGATGGTAGCTTGTCAAATAGAACGGTTAAAGAAAGACAGTCGAGAGTTGGACCATTATATTCAGAGTCTCAAGAAACGAGGCAAAGATGGAATGGTATATAAACTTAAGATGAAACAGGACTTTCTTGATCAAACTATTCAGGAACTGCATCAATAAATAAGGAAGGTGATCAAAGTATCTCTTTGGGGGACTTTGGTCCCCCATCGTATCTTTAAGGTAAATGAAAAAAAATATGCCAATCTACACTTTCCGAAATAAAAAGACGGGTACAGAAATTACTGAGAACATGTCCATGGCAAGGCGTGAGGAGAAACTTGCTAGTGGAGAATGGGAACAAGTCATTACAGGGATCGGCGGAATGATCTCTGATAGCAAGTCCACGATGACTCGTGCTGGTAGCGAATGGCAGAGTCATCTCAAACGAATTAAGAAGGGGGCAGGTTCAGGTAATACGGTTAAAGTATGAGAAAAAAAGACATTCAACCAATGGGAGCAAAACCTCCCATGAAACTCCGTATTGATAACCTGCAAACCTTTGAACCTATCACAAAGAGTCAGGAACTGGTATATCAAGCATGGGACGATGGACACCACCTTGTCATGTGCGGAACAGCAGGCACAGGCAAGACGTTCACTGCTCTCTACCTTGCTCTCGAAGATGTTCTTGAGAAGTCTACTGTCTACGACAAGGTAGTCATTGTTCGCTCTATCGTGCCCACAAGAGAGATTGGGTTCCTTCCTGGTTCTCTTGAAGAGAAGATTGCAGCATACACTGGTCCATACAAAGCAATCTGCGCAGAGCTCTTTGATGTGCCTGATGCATATGACAGACTAACTGCAGCAGGATCAATGGAGTTTATGTCAACCTCATATATAAGAGGTGTGACGATTAGTGATGCTGTCATTGTAATTGATGAAATGCAGAACTTGACATTTCACGAGTTGGACAGTATAATTACTCGTGTTGGTCAGAATTGTAGGATAATTTTCTGTGGAGACTACTATCAGTCAGACTTCACAAAACGAAGCGACAAACAGGGACTCAATAAGTTTCTGAAGATTGCAGAACACATGACCAAGTTCTCTGTTGTCGACTTTACCTGGGCAGATATAGTTCGCTCTGACTTTGTGCGAGACTATATCATGACAAAAGAAATGCTTGGAGTTACAACCGAAGATGAATAAAGAATCTGTTTTTGAACAACTCAAGATTGACGAAGGTGTTAAGTATGAAGTCTACCTTGACCACCTTGGTTTACCTACATTTGGCGTCGGACACCTTATCGTTGAAGGTGATCCCGAGCACGGATGCGAAGTAGGGACCGAGGTTTCCGAGGAGCGCGTCTGGGAAGCATTCGAGAAAGACCTGGAGGTTTCGATCTCTGAGTGTGTAGTCCTCTATGGAGAGGCATGGGAGGGAATCCCTGGCGAGGTTCAAGAGGTGCTCGTGAACATGATGTTCAATATGGGACGTCCTCGTCTTTCTGGGTTTAAGAAATTCAATGCAGCAATTGAAGCAGGTGACTGGGCAACTGCTGCTGTTGAAGGACGCGACTCGCGCTGGTATAATCAGGTGTCGAATCGCGCAGAGCGACTGATGGAGCGACTGGAGGCAGTATGAAGCATCCTATTTACAATTGTCGGTTTTGGTCTTACAAGCAACAAACCTTTCTAAATTATAATGAATGGATTAAGGAGACCTGGTAAGTATCATGGCTAAGTTTACTCGGCATGATCCGCGAAACAAAAAGCGGAACAAGCACAAAAACTTCTCAAAAAATGCATATGCTCGTGATCACTTCGGTGAAGAGTACAAGCGAAAAGCGAAATATGAAAAACTTGATTTTTCAGTACAACATCCTGAATGAAGAAGTTGATAAGCACCGTGGTCCAGTAGGAAACAAAAAGCGTTCTGAGTTATATCGAGAAGTTGCTGATATTTCGAGTCGCTCTTTCCAGATATACTCAGAACATCTTGGGTGTGACTACCTATTCTCCGACGAGCAATTCGTCACCAAAGGTCACACCGATCCTTACACATACCTGTTTGAATGTCTTAGAATCATCTATGATGAATCCTTTGATTGCTATGACAAGATTCTCTTTGCTGATGCAGACGTTGTCTGTAATACATTCGAGAATATCTTCGAAGTTAGCGACGCTGAAGTCTGTGCTGTCCTAGAGAGCGACATTGTCACAGAAAATGGTGGTGGGTATAATGTCTGGGATCTCAAACCTTCTTCTCTACGAGATTACACAGAGAAGTTTGCTTCCCTTGATTGTCCTATTGTTCCTGCTGTCTATCCAAACCGTCCCTCTCGCCTTTCGATCATCAACTCTGGAGTTATGGTCTGGAACAAGGAAGCACGGTTGAAGGCAAGAGAACGATTTGATGATTGGAAAGACTGGTTGTATGGTGAACCTAAGAAGCATATGACAATTATGCTGGACCAACCATTCATCTCTGCTCAACTCATGAAACATGATATTGACTTCGAAGGCATTCCACAAACATGGAATGATACCCCAACACATTACAACACAATTGAGAAAGGCATGAAATCTAACTTTCTTCACTACACTGGTGGTGATAATAAATTGAAGATGCTTGAACACCACTCTCAATTGCTATTCCGAATTTTCTTTGAAGGTTTTGACGAATGAATGATTATGATAAAGTAATTGTGACTGATGTTGATGGCGTACTCCTTAACTGGGGGTATGCCTTTAACATTTGGGTGCAACAACAAGGTATAGGACCAGTTAATCCTATGAAGTATGCGATCAACGAGATGTATGGAATTGATCGTTTAGAGGGTAAGAAACTTATCAAGTTGTTCAATGAGAGCGCTGCAATTGGGTTCCTTCCTCCTCTCCGAGATGCTGTTCACTATGTTCGCAAATTACATGAACGGTGCGGTTATGTTTTTCATGTGATTACTTCACTAAGTCTTGATTCAAATGCACAGTTCTTGCGAACTATGAATCTCAAGAAATTGTTTGGCGAGACTGTCTTTGAGAAATTTATCTACCTTGACACTGGGGCAGATAAGGACGAAGCACTGGAAGAATATCGAGGGAAAGGATATCTCTGGGTCGAGGACAAAGTAGAGAACGCTCTCGCTGGTCATAAGGTAGGACTTGAAAGCGTAGTCATGGAACATGGATATAATATGAATGACTGCGAATTCCCTCTCATGAAGAACTGGGAAGACATCTACTACTACCTTGAGGGATAAATAGGAGTGACACTCCATTTTTGAATTTCCTGTTTATGGGAGAGTCGTTTCATACCCCATTGACAGGAGATTTCCTATGGCAGAAGAAGAAAAGAAATACCATCCCGCTGATACAAATGGTGATGGTCATGTCTCTGAAGAAGAACACCGCATGTATATGGAATTCAAGCGTAAGGAGCTTGAAGATGCAGACGCTATGCGTGATGCGCAACGCAGCATGACATGGTTTGCTCTGTTCGGACTTTTACTTTATCCCTTCGCAGTTGTTCTTGCAGACTGGATTGGTCTGGATCAGGCATCTAAAATTCTTGGTGATATGGCAGCTACATATTTTGTTTCTGTTGCTGCTATTGTTGCTGCATTCTTTGGTGGACAGGCATACTCCGCTAAAAAGTAACACTCTGAGGTAGATTATGCAAAAGGTGACATGGAGAGGTACTCCTGGCGTTGGTGATTGTATGTGGGCGTTGAATGCCTGCCACTCTCATGCTTTTACTACAGGAGTGCCTGTTCATCTTGAGATGCATTGGAACCATTCTGAAGATTTCCTATACCACTTCGAAGATCCAGAAACAATAATTGAACGAATGGAGTATATCCATAACTTCTATCATCGTAAAGATGATGTAAAGGTAACTCATGTCTTTAACTCCTCAGAGGACCGCTACCACAAACGAGAGGACGAGAGGAAGGAAGATAAACCCAGGTGGTGGTTTGAGTCTGGAGAGTATCCTGACATGGGTAATCGAGTTGCTCCGCCTGGAGACTGGTTGTTCCGTAAAGATGCGTTCCGTGATCCGACTCAAGGAAAAATAGTCATCTGGAGACCAATGTTTAATGCAGAAGAACCAACTGGGTGGAAAACTCTATTGACTAATTCTGGTTGGCAGGTTATAATAGAGAAACTCCGCCGCAGGGGAATGAATATTACTGAGTTGTGCTACAGAACTCCAATAAGAGAAGCAATGTATCATGTCTCTACTGCAAGATTGATAATTTCCTATGATGGTATGTGGAGCTACATTGCGAGAAACCTTGCTGTTCCAATGGTAATCATAAGTAAGAATGGTGTGACTAAGTTTCATTCTCCGAATGCTATTAGAACTTCCCATACTAAGAATGACCATCCGAATATATATTGGTGGACTGGCGATTTAAGAAACCTTCTTGGTCACTCTAAGAAGAAAGCAAAACGATATTACGAAAGGGTGAGTCATATCTATGAAGATTGATAGAGCGGTTATTGAAATTCAAGGTGGTTGTAATTATTCTTGCTCTATGTGCCCGCAAGATAAACGAACTGGTGGTAGAGAGTCTGACTTTATTGCTCGAATGTCTCTACTAGAATTTGAAGACAATGTTCGAGAC